GTTGTGCGGTAAAACGAGGCGTGACCGTCCTCAAGAACGATCTGCACAAACGCACCATCTTTGGATACAACAGGATACTTGTACTCACGATCCCACAGAATAACGCCATCCTCTGCCGCGCTATCATAATCGCGTCTGTGCGTAAGAAAAGAGCGTGTCCTCATAAGCCACGCGCTAAACTTCTCTGCCCATACCTTGAAATCTGGGCCTACTGGGGGTGCGCCGTAAAAGCTCATCGTTTACTGCCCTCTCGCGCTTCAAGGCGCATTATACCGACGCGCCAATCCGCTGCCTCTGCACCCTCAACGCGCATTCTGACCTGACGACCTTGGAAGCGCACAGATGTTGGGTTTGCAGTATTGAACGGCCCCTTTTCTGTCTCCGTTGCATTCGGGTAGTTACGCACCTTGAATTTCAAATCTACATCACCCTGCGTCTTTTCATCAGGTATGACGTTAGTGACTTTCATCAGACGCTCACCAGTGCCAATGGCAATCGGGCCTGTCTCTGCGTATGGTGTCGCACCATCGTAATCAAAGCCAACTTCATGTTCATACACAACGCCGTCTGATTTTACTAAGAACGGCAGACGGAATACGCCGCGATCTACACCCGCTGTGCGATCTATGTCGCCAGTTGTCCAGATGTTTTCAACGTAATCATACGCAACGTACTTGTCGCATTCATCGCTATCCTGTGACTGATATACCCACCAGACTTCATTCCACTGGCTATTGACTATCGCCTGCACTTTAGATGCTTGGTCATAGTTGATGTTGCTAAATACCAAATCAGCGACTTCGCACGGTATTTCACGCACCTGACCGCCAGAGTACAGGAAGAAGCCACGACGACCCATCCAGATTACGCCGACATCCACAGAGGCATATGCACCCGCCGCAATCAATCCACACGCCGTGCCGACACGCTCAAAGCCGTATACAAACGGTGGGCCTTGGTATGTCATTGTATGCGCGTCTTGGTCTGTGAGGATCAGTGACTGACCGCGTGTGCGTACACCCGCTAGGATCGTGCCGTTGGTTTGCAGTTCAATGTCACCAGCTTGGTTTGTCGCTGCCGCTGTCCATGTGTTGTAATCTTCCTGATCTGACCATGCGACACGCTTAGAAGATGACTGAGAAACGCTGTAATCCGCTGCAAGAGCAACCAAGAAGCGTTCCTCTGTTACGAATGTCGCCGTGCAGCCCGTAGGCGCGTTTGTGACTGCCGTAAGATCGTTGGACGTATTCAAGTCCCATGAGTAGATAACGCCATCATCAGACGAACATGCGATTAGCTCCTCGCCCCAGTTGTCTAGCGACCATGTAGTTGCGCGTAGAATAGAGCCTAAGTCTGGACGCGCTACACCCCAACCAAACAACCCCCAGCCGCCAGAACCCCAGCCAGTATTGACCGTTGCATTTACGCGGCCTGTCGTGAGTGCGCTGGGCGTAATATCTGCCGTGACGGAGCTTTCTAACATAGCTGTCACAGTGTCGTGCGATCCAAACGCAGCAAAACGCTCACCGTCATTATCCACCCAAGTATGAACGCCGCGAACAACACCGCCTGCATCTACAGATGTATTGTCAGACTGTGCGCGTGGCCTCCAGCCGCCAATCGGACGTAAGGCATCTTCATGCCAACGCACTAGGTTTACGTCACGCCAGCGACCCTGAGACTGATACTCTGTGCCGTTTGCGTACTGCCCCTTGGGGATGTTTAGCGGGACTAAAGGCATGGCGCGTCCTTATGGTTTAGTGGGCCAATCGTCGTCGTTTAGGTGAGGCCAGTTGGCATGCGTAGTGATGTCACGCAGTGCTTGGCGATATGTTGTCATTTCCGCAGACATCGTAACGTCAGATAATGCGTGCCAATCTGTTTCCATCAACTTATCGTCACGGCGCTTACGATTTGCGATTGCCGTTACTTGATCGTAAGCTGCTTGTTCATCTATAGAGCGCGTATTTACTTGCCAAGTAACTTTCCAAACCCCATCACTAAAAACTGGGTTTGTTTCAGAAGTATACTGCGTTGCTTTGTTGTAAGTTGGCTCACTCGTTTCTTGAACTGTATAAACACCCCACTCATTTAAGGTGCTTTCAGGGATACTCTTAGGAAACGATGTATTGGGATTATCACGGCGTAATTGGCCGACCGTGTAAGGGTATTGGTCAACCTGTCCGTTTGTTGCTTTTACATAAGCCACGTTTTTTTCCTTTCATTTTACAATGATGCTTGTTGCACTTGATCGTCTCTAGTTCCACCTTGCCCGCAAAAATACATATTTGATCCATCAGGCTGGAAAAATAAACTTGATCCCTCAACAACTGTACCGCTAAAAAAACCTGATGGTGAATTTTGAACGAAAGAAGTAGTAGAGATATCCCAAGGTGTACTGAGAGAATATTCAGCAATTAACTCATTACTTAAAACGATAAACATCTGATCGCCATTTGGGTGAAATCTTATAGAGTATGCCGATCCTATTGAGGAACCATCTCTCTGATTAAAAGATGCTGTAGATACATCCCACGCAGTAGTCATATCGTATTGCTCTACACCATAACTACCACTGTCGTAAGTAACATAAAAAGAAGTCCCATCAGGCTTAAATTCTAGCCCTCTAGGAGCGCCATTGGTAACGATTGCTCGTGTGTTATCCCAAGACAATGTAGATATATCATACGCTGTCCCAAACGTAAAAGGATACACCCGATAAACACCCTGTGAAATAAAGAACATTTCAGAACCATCATCCTTGATGTACAAATCGTTAATATTATTTACAAAACCCCAAGTAGGATCAGTAAATGAAATAACCTTTGTTTGATTATATGTTGCTGTTGTAACAGCCCAAGCTGTAGACAAATCATATTCATCTAATCTAGATGTAGATTGATTGTCATTAGTATATAATTTTGTTCCGTCAGAAGAAAAAACTATACCAGTAGCATTACCGCCAAGCCCAGATAAAGTTTTTCTTGTAACAAGAGAAGGGCTTGAAATATCCCAAGGTGCGATGCCCCCCGCACTTGCTGCCGCTAATTTCTTCCATCCTGACATTATGCAGAACTCCCAATCCAAACACCGTAAAGCGTTGTGCTAATTTTGAATAAAACCACTGTATCGGCAGCCGTGAGCGTAGGTGCGCTGTCCCCTGTTGCTGTGATCCATGTCATCGTGGGCCATGTGATTGTGTAAGATGACGCGCTTGTAAGATGCAGCGACATGCTTTCACCCGCTGACAAGCTGTCTGTGAATGTTGTGTTTGCGCTGATTGTCTTTGTTTGCACCGTGCCGTTGTTCGGATCAAGCGCAGTTCCTGTCAGATTGTAGACGGTTTCAACGATTGCATTAGAAAACTTAACATCGCCGTTTGCGTCAGCAGTGACGACCTTGCTTGCCTGTGACGCACCAAGCGTTGTTATGTCGTTATAATTCAATTCCGCAGTCGTTGCAGTTACACCATCAAGAATGTTTACTTCTGCCGTTGTGACAGTAGCACCATCAAGAATGTTTAGCTCCGCAGCCGTTGCTGTAATCCCCAGCGTGGTCAAACTGGTTTCGTCAATGATTGCCTTGACGCTTGCACTTGCCCCACCGCCATCGCAATATATGATGCCAGTTGATCCATTTTCAATAACAACATTGTCGCCAGTGCCTTGCGTAAACGTGCAGTCGTATCCGCTGTTATTATCTACAAGGTAAAACTTGGTTGCATCGTTTGGGCTTACGGTAATTGTGCAATCCTCTGTCGCGCCAGATAGCACCAGAACCTTATACATCCCATCGCTAAGAGCATCGCCTGTTGTCCCGTCTGTTGTGCTTAAAGTGTGTGCCGCAGCAGAGGATGATAGGTCAATCGTACCAACGCCAGATGCTGCACGGTCTAGGATGTCAAAGTTACGGTTTGTAATTTGACCCCATGTATCTGTCTTTTCACCGTCAGCGATCTTTTCAACCGCGTTATTGAGTGTCCAAGTGCTTGCCATATCAAATTCCTTTGCTTATCGGCATCTTACCGCTTTTATGCCGCTGCGTCTATGGATTGAACGCCATACCATGTTGTGCCGCCATCGCGTGTCCAGAAAACGTAAATGTCAGTTTCACCAGAAGCTGGTGCATCAGGCGCAGTACCGCCTGCCCAATCTACTGAGCTAGGCCATGTGACTGTTGAGCCGTTGCCTGTTAGCTGTAGAACAAAACCCATACTCCAACCACTGTCTGCGCCACTAAATGTGAAGGTGGTGTTGCCTGTCATTGTGAGGCTGAATGCACCTGCATTGTCTACGTTACATGTTGGTGATGTGCCTGACAGTGCATCGTAATCTTCTGCATTGGAGCCATCAGTGTACAAGTTACCGTTGATAGAAACACCGTTGCTTAGTGTGTCTAGCTTGGATGAGTTATTGTGGTAAAGATTAACGGCACCATTTAGTGCGCACTGGATCATCCATTCATTATTAACATCATTATAAATACCCGCACTATTGGAGTTGTCATGCATAAAGACAACACGACCACCAATGCTGTAGCCCTCCCAACCCGTATGCCCACCGCCATCAATCTCAATAGAGCCGTAGTTGCCAGAGACAGGACGGAAGTAGCCGTTGCCTGTGTCGCCTAGACGTACACCTGTAGTGTTGACTGTGATTTCACTAGAGCCGCCTGTGGCAAGGGTGATGGTGTCTGTGCCGAATGATATGCTTGTATTGGTGTCCCCTTCGTGTTGAATAACTGAAGCTACTTGTAAAGTACCATCAACACGAAGTCCCGCAGGCGTATATATACCGTTAGTAAATTCACTTAGCTGATTAATCCTTAACCAACCGTCATTGTAATCAGCAGACAAAGCAGTACGACCATTAAACGAAATGCCTCGTGCGTCATTAGTATCATTAGCACTAAAGTTGAGTACATCTTGCCCATCTTTAGACAATGTTAGGTTGCCACTAAACGTATCATCAGCATCACTACGCAGATAGCTAGAACCCTGCACACCATCCAAGGTATCAGCATCTAGACCAGAGCCAGAACCGTCATTGCCAGCGTGCCAAACTGTGTTGCCATTGTAAGTAAATGCGCTTGTGCCAAGCGACATAATATTAGAGTAAGAAATAGTATTACCCGCAGTACCCGCAGCGGCATAGTCTATTTTCCATAGGCTATCTGTTGGTGAGGTAACGTCTACTATCTCAAAACGTGCAGAAGGTTCACTACTAACTTGATATGTTGGTGTTGTGCCTCTACTTGCATTCCAACGCATTTGCACACGGCCTGAGCCATCTTGTACGCCCATATGGAAAGATGCGGTATTGCCATAAATCTCCAATAGGTCTGTGCCACCAGATAATCGTGTGCCTGAGTTTCCAACTGTTATCATATTGCCAAAACTTGCGACACCAGTAAAATCAGGGTTTGCTAATGGAGATTTAGCATCCAACGCAGTCTGCAAGCCATCTACGTTTGAGATAACGTGGTTGTGGCTATCATCTGCAACTGTAACCGACAGTGTAGCATTACCAAGGTTTGTAAACGTAGCAGAACCAGATGCATCGCCTGAAAGTGTCAGCGTAGGATCAGCAGTAGCTGTTGTTGAAATGCTTACGTTGCCAGAACCGTCAAAGTCAACGTTACCAGTGACCGCACCCGTCAACGCAATATTACGCGCAGTCGCCAAAGTGCTTGCAGTGCTTGCTGCAATACCCAGCGCATCAATGTCTGCTTTTGTCTGATCTGCTGTCGCACCGCTTTCAATGCCATCCAGCTTTGTGCCATCCG